CTAGACAACAAGAACAAGAAGGTACATGAGTCAGTAGAAGGTAAAGATGATATACAGCAGATCAAAGATTTCATACATTGGTCTGTGAAACAACTCAATGTGCAGAAACCATTGCCCAAGTTCACTCTCAGTAGGAATACTATGAAAGCACAAGAAGGACATCATACCGGTGTGCATAGAGAAGATGATCACAGCATCTGGGTATATATCGGTGGTAGGAACATGATAGATATATTCCGCACTATATTCCATGAATTGGTGCATGAGAGACAATCACAATTAAATATGATCGAGCCAGGTGATAGCTATCCAGGTAGTCCAATCGAAGCTATGGCTGACATGATGGCTGGTAAGTACATCAAGATTTATGGCAAAGATCATCCAGAAATATTTCAATGAGAGAATAATTTATGAGCATAGAGATAGCAGGTGGTATTACATTTAGTGGTGGATCGACTATAGAAGGAACGACCTCTCCAGTCACACTCAAGGTTTTCTTAGATGCAGGAAATCCTTCTAGCTATCCAGGTTCGGGAAATACCTGGACTGATATGGTATCATCAAAAACTTTCACATTGTATGGAAGTCCTACATATAGCAGCAGCAATGGTGGGTATCTATCTTTCGATCCTAGCAGCAGTCAATATGCAGAGGCTAGTACATCATTGAGCAGCCTCAGTACTTGGAGTGTGGAAGTATGGCACTACTATACAGGTACTAATACTGGCACAGCACCTTGCATCGTGACAGAAGTATTTCCTAACATCACCAGCAATATCAACTACACTGTGGGTAGCACTATAAGCGGTACTACCAATCTACAAGCAGGATTCTTTAATGGTGGTTGGCAAACTACACCAACTGGATATAGCATCGCATCAAATAATTGGTACCAGATAGTGGGTACATATGATGGCAATAGTGTTAAACTTTATGTAAACAATACGTTGGTACAGACTCAATCTGTATCAGGCACGCCCATCAGCGGCGGCAGTGGTATACGATTGATGCGCCGCTGGGATAACGCTGATTATTGGGGAGGTCGATTGGCCCTAGTTAAAATATACGAAGGTAATATCGGTGCAAGCGGAGTGACAACTAGCTGGAACGGAACTAAATCTAGATTTGGTCTATAATATAACAAAGTATTTGACCTTTATCACGCAAAGTCGTTGACTTCTTAGCGAAGTAGTGTATAATAACTACTTTACTACAAGGAGATCAAATGAGTTCCCGTACTTTCAGCACAGAACAGAAAACTAAACTGACCCAATTAATCAATGAAGGCATGACCGTTTTGCATGAGGTCGATACATTGCAGGGCGGATTGAACGACACTATCAAAGCAGTGGCAGAAGAATTGGAAGTCAAGCCTAGTGTACTCAAAAAGGCTATCAAAGTGGCACATAAAGCTGCTCTGGGTCAGACAAACAAAGAACACGAAGAATTAGTAACTATCTTGGAGACAGTTGGAAAGACTCTCTGATGAGTTATGTTGACGCCATTCATGCCCGTGAAGAAGATCGCATCTATGTAGTAGAGAGAGATAAAGATGGCGTTCGCCGATACAACGAGTATCCTGCTAATTATGTCTTGTATTACTCAGACAACAAGGGCAAGTATCGCAGCATCCATAACGAGCCTGTCAGTAGATTCAGTACACGCAAGCGTACAGAGTTCGAGAAAGAGCGCAGGATACACAATGGCAAGAAGTTGTATGAGAGCGATATCAACGTAGTATTCCGTTGTCTCAGCGAGAACTATCTAAAAGTAGACGCGCCCAAACTACATACATGTTTCTTCGATATCGAGGTGGACTTCGATCCTGTCAAAGGATTCAGTCCTACTAGTGATCCATTCAATCCTGTGACTTCGATCAGTATGTACCTAGACTGGTTAGATCAGTTGATCACACTGGTCGTAGCTCCTAAGCATATGAGTCCAGAGACGGCACAGGAGATCACTAATGAGTTCGATAACTGTCTGTTGTTCCCCGGAGAGAAAGAACTATTCGATACTTTCTTCCAATTGATAGAAGATGCTGATGTATTGTCTGGTTGGAACTCAGAAGGATATGATATACCTTACATGGTAAATCGCGTCACTAGGGTGATGAGCAAAGATGATACACGCAAATTCTGTCTCATGGGTCAATTGCCTAAATCTAGGGAATATGAACGATTCGGTAAGGTAGAGACTACTTATGATCTAGTCGGTCGTATCCACATGGATTACATGCAGTTGTATAAGAAATATAACTATGAGAGCCGTCATAGCTATCGATTAGATTTCATCGGTGAGATGGAAGTAGGCGAGAACAAGACTGCCTACGAAGGAACTCTCGACCAGTTATACAACAAGGACTTCAAGAAGTTCATAGAGTATAACAGGCAAGACACTATGCTGTTGGTAAAGATACATAACAAACTACAGTTCTTAGAGTTGGCGAATCAGATCGCACATGAGAATACTGTGTTGTTGCCGACTGTCATGGGTTCGGTCGCGATGATCGAGATGGCAATCTTCAATGAAGCGCACGAACGTGGTCTAGTGATACCTGATAAAAAACGAAAGGAACACAATGAAGATGAACAGCAAGCAGCCGGTGCCTATGTTGCTACTCCCAAAAGGGGCATCCACGAGTATGTCGGTGCAGTTGACCTCAACTCACTCTATCCCTCGACTATTAGAGCCCTCAACATGGCGCCAGAAACAATCGTCGCCCAAGTCAGGCAAACACTGACTGAACAATACATGAAAGAGAAGGGCTTGAAACTAGCCCTAGAGAAGAAGCGTTATAAAGAAGGTGACGATGCTGTCACAGGTAGCATCTTGTGGGAAGGATTGTTCGGTGCATTAGAGTATACCGCGATCATGGCACAAGAGAGAGGCACTATGCTCATAGTAGACTACGAAGATGGTCGTAGCGTAGAGATGTCTGCTGCCGAGATATGGAAACTTGTGTTCGATAGCAACAAGCCTTGGATGCTCAGTGCCAATGGTACTATCTTCACATATGAGACTGAAGGTGTGATTCCCGGACTGTTGACTCGCTGGTATAGTGATCGTAAGGTCATGCAGAAGAAACTCAGAGAGGCTACCACCGATGCTGATAAAGAATACTGGGACAAGCGACAACTAGTACGCAAGATTCTATTGAACTCTGCTTATGGTGCATTGTTGAACGCGCATTGCAGATTCTATGATAAGCGTATCGGTCAGTCTGTGACATTGACTGGTCGCCAGATCGTGAAGCACATGATGAGCCAGATCAATGACTGCATCGAAGGCGAATATAATTACGAAGGTTCTGCAATCGTATATGGTGATACAGATAGCTGCTATTTCAGCGCATATCCCATACTTAAAGAACAGATCGATAAGGGCGAAGTAGAGTGGAACAAAGAGATGTGCGTAGGCTTATATGATAGCATAGCCGAGCAAGTCAACGAGAGCTTTCCATCATTCATGGAACGAGCGTTCCATTCGCCACGCAAGAATGGTTCTGTGATCAAAGCAGGTAGGGAACTCATCGGTGATCGCAGCATCTTCATCACTAAGAAACGCTATGCCATCAATATCTTCGATAAAGAAGGTAAGCGAAAAGATGTCAATGGCAAGATGGGCGATATCAAGGCTATGGGTCTCGATCTCAAACGGGCAGATACTCCTAAGTATGTGCAAGAGTTTCTGATGGAAGTACTGACGATGGTTCTCGCAGGTAAAGGCAAAGACGAAGTGATCGAAGTGGTCAAAGCCTTCAAGCGTAAACTATCCCAGCAGGATAGCTGGACTAAAGGCAGTCCTAAATCAGTCAATAATCTCACTACATATGGAGAGAAAGAAGCGAACAGTGCTACAGGCAGAGCTAACATGCCCGGGCATGTACGAGCAGCACTCAATTGGAATTATCTGCGTAAAGTGAATGGTGACAACTATAGCCAGAAGATCGTAGATGGCATGAAGATCATCGTGTGTAAGCTGAGACCTAATCCATTAGACTTCACTAGCATAGCATATCCAACTGACGAGATGCGTCTACCACAATGGTTCTGTGAATTACCATTCGATGATAACGCTATGGAAGAGACATTGGTCGATGAGAAGATTGACAACCTATTGGGTGTATTGAACTGGGACTTGAAACAGAGCACGGTCACTAAAAATACATTCGATCAACTATTCACATTCGGTTAAATTGACATTGACTTTCGCAATATATTCCATCATAATACGCAATACACTTACCTAAATACTTCAACAAAGGAAAAACATGAAAGATATTCTACAGGACTTAATCCAGTATACTTCACTGGGCAACATCGAATTGATCAAGATCGTAGGTACTGACACCGAGACTAATGTCAGTGCTATGCCTGATGACAAGAGCGTGATCATCAATGGTAAATTCGCTAATCCATGTGCTGATTTCATCGGTACTTTCGGAATGCCTAATCTAGGCAAACTCAAAACTATTCTAGGATTCGATGATGTATATGACGAGCATTCTAATATCACTGTCACACGCAAGGATCGTGATGGTGTCAGCACTCCCGACACTATCCACTTTGCTACAAAGACTGGTGACTTTGTTAATGACTATCGTTTGATGGCTAAATCTATCGTTGAAGAAAAGGTCAAGACTGTATTGTTCCGCGGTGCTAATTGGAACGTAGAGTTCGAGCCTAGCGTCAACGGTATCACCCGTCTAAAGAAACAACAATCAGCAAACAGCGAAGAACCTACATTCACTACTAAAGTAGAGAACGGTGAACTAAAGATTTATTTCGGTGATGTGAGTTCGCATAGCGGTAATTTCGTGTTTCAATCAGGGATCACTGGTTCATTAACTAATGCTATGAAATGGCCTGTAGCCCCTGTCGTAGCTATCTTGAGCCTGCCAGGTGACAAGAAGATGCGTATCAGCGATGCAGGTGTCATGGAGATCACAGTGAATAGTGGTCTAGGTCTATACAGCTATCTATTACCACAGTTGACCAAATGATAGATATAAATGGTCTTGGCTCCCTATTGGCAGAATGTAGCGGTCCACAAATTTATATCGGCAACAACAGCGCACCGTTGGCCGGGATGGTCAGATATTATAATGGACAGTTAGAAGTATTCGATGGTATGATCTGGCATCCGATCCGCAAAACGATCCGTGTCAGATTACAAGACGGGGCAGAAGAATCTATCGCTTGGGCTAGGAAAAAGATGCAAGAAGAAAAAGAGCTACAGCAATTGATAGATGAATATCCTAATGTCAAGGATCTAAAAGAGAAATTAGATATACTTGTGGCTTTAGTGCGCGAGGAAAAAAAGAATGGCTGAGCAAGTCGATCTATCCAAAGCACATGATCCTGAATGGGCTTTGTTCTTGCCAGCAGTCAGCAGTTTCTATATCGCAGGTCTAGGCAAGCAGCGCAAGGGCGAGAACTATTTCGACAGTGCGAGGATCCCGCAAGGCTTCAATGGTGATGTAGAGAAACTCAACTTCCTCAACAGCAAAGAAGGTCTATACTATTACAAGTGGGGACTATATAGTGCTGGTCATGCTAACCTAGATACTAACAAAGTAGACAACGCCGAGAGCATCATACGTGAGCGCGAAGCTGGTACATTCATGCTAGGTGATAGTGGTGGATTCCAGATCCTAAAAGGTCAGTGGCCAGCAGATTGGAAAGACCCTAATTGCCCCAAAGCCATGATCAAGCGCAAAGCAGTATTGAACTGGATGGACACATACATGGATTATGGTATGTGCTTAGATATTCCTAGCCAGTCATTGAGGACCTTCCATCTAAAGGATCCCAAGACAGGTAAGTCATTGCATGGTATCAGTACTATCCAAGAGGCTATCGATGCTACCCATATCAACAACGAGTACTTCATAAACAATCGTTCGGGCAAGTGCAAGTTTTTGAATGTATTGCAAGGTCTGACCCATACGCAGAGCGATCAGTGGTACAATGAGATGAAGAAGTACTGCGATCCTAGACAGTATCCAGATAATCACTTCAATGGTTGGGCGTTCGGTGGTCAGAACAAGATCGATATGCACTTGATGCTGAAACGATTAGTGGGTATCATACATGATGGATTGTTAGAGCAAGGTAAGCATGATTGGATACATTGTCTGGGTACGAGTATCTTAGAGTATGCAGTGGTGTTCAGCGATATACAACGTGCAGTACGCAAGTATCACAATCCAAATCTAACCATCAGTTTCGATTGCGCTAGTCCATTCTTTAGCGCGGCTAAAGGTCTAGCATACTTCAACACTAGCATCGTGCATAACGGCAAGTGGTCGTACAGCATGGAAAAGACCGCAGAGAATAAAAAATATGCTACCGATACTCGCAAATTCAGAGATGCGGTATTGGCTGACGGCATCCATAAACTCTTTACAGATAGTCCAGTAACTGATATAATGATGCTCAAGGATCTGTGTTATCGTGGTCAGGGATTTATAGGGCAGCATGGCAAAGAGACTAAGACTAGCTGGGACACGTTGAGTTACACATTGCTACAGAGCCATAATGTATATCAGCATATCGCAGCAGTGCAGGAAGCTAATCGCAAGTATGACAGTGGTGTGATTCCCAAGATGGCAATGGAAGAACAGTTCGAGCGTACTATGTTTAGCGAGTTGGTTGACGAGATTTTCTCATTGAAGGATCGGCAAAAGAGTCTAGACCTCATCGACAAATATGATAGGTTCTGGCTCAAGTTTCACAGTGGCAGTCAGGGCTTTGGTGGCAAGAAAACTATCAATGCATTGACTATGTTTAACGAGTTGTTCACAGAAGTATCTAACGAACCAGAAGTTGATGAGGAGGTAGATGCAGATGATGAGATCAACAAAGTTCTTAACGGGGATTGACATGTATAAAGCAAGGATATCGACTCTCGAAGAAGGACATCGACTATTAGATAAGCAGATCATTGAGATGCAAAAGGAATCTAATTTCGATGAACAAAAAGTAAACGAATTGAAGAAAAAGAAGTTACACTACCGTGATGAAATCTCTAGGCTGCAACGCCTGCAATGGGAATATGATCACGAAACAATCAACCTAGATGATGACAGATAACATGGACCAACGAGAACAAGCATTGATGGAGAAGCGCAGCCGGATCAAAGAGCAAGGTAAGCGCATGATATGGGTCACATTCCAGAGAGAAGGAATCCATTGCTATCCACTAGCAGCTACTGATGAGAAACTAAAAACCAATGACGAGTATGATGTCAGCTTCCTAGCTAGCCCACATCGTCATATCTTTCACTTCAAGGTCAGCATAGAAGTATTCCATAATGACCGAGATATAGAATTTATCCAATTCAAACGCTGGCTTGAGAATCTATTCAAGACCAACGTCATGCAGTTGGATAACAAAAGCTGCGAGATGATCAGTGATGAACTCTATGAGGTAATCGCTAATCGTTATCCAGAACGTAATATCGAGATCACCGTCAGTGAAGATGGTGAGAACGGTGCTACGATTTATTACAACCTAACTAAACCATTCAATAACATAGCAATCTAAGGAAACAGAATCATGGCAAAACCTAACTTCCAACCTAACGCCCGCGTACATCAGATTTTCGATGACCTAGAAAAATACAAAGGCTTCTGCGTAGATTACGGGTATAAGTTTGATGAAGGTGCATTATACGATATGCGTGTATACTCATATCGCCAGCATACTAAACAATTAGCTGGTAAGCAGCCTAAAGACATGTGGGCTGAGGACGCAAAATAATGCGTAAACTGTTCTACATGGGCCTAGAGCCATACAAGGCTAGATACACCCTACAGTTGACAGAGTGGAACAAGCGTGTGTTTGATCGTCGCGGCTACGAAGTAGTCTATGTGCCAGGTGATACACTAGACAATTCACAGAAGATCAGCGTGGGACAAGTATTAGACGCACATGGTCGTAGTTATTTCAGTATGAGCCAGATGATGAATCTGGTAAAAATGATGCAACAGGGAGAATGCAACAATGAAGATGTTATCTACTTTGAGGACATGTTTCAACCCGGTATCGAGAGCTTACCTTATATCATTGATCAAGTCCCTAGTGATCTACGTCCTCGCATTTATGTACGTTGTCTTGCTCAGTCCATTGATCCTGATGATTTCGTACATGTATGGGGTTTGGCGAAATGGTTGGGCCTCTACGAACAAATGGTTAATGAGTTTGTTACAGGAGTGCTCGCCTCTAGCGAGGAAATGGTTGCTCATATGCGTATTGCTGGATGGACTGCTCCTATATACAATATTTCTGGTCTAGCATATGGCAAATCAGAAGTATTAGAGCGTGTAGGTAATAACATCAGACCATTCCATGATCGCAAGACTAGGGTAGCTTTCTCTGCTAGATGGGATCAGGAGAAACAACCTGACTTCTACATGGACCTCATCGAATCATGGGATAACAAGTGGCTAGAGCATCAAGTAGAATTCTGCCTGTATAGTGGTGGAAAACTACGATCTAACAATGATAGCTACATGGAACGCACACGTAGATTGCAACGCGAAGGTAAGTTGACTATCTATGAGGATCTCAACAAGAATCAATATTATGAACTATTGAATGACACACGGGTATTGTTCAATTGTGCGTTACAAGATTGGGTGAGCAATACTGTAAGCGAAGCGGATACGTTGGGATGTAATGTATTGTATCCTGCATATCGCAGTTTTCCTGAGACATTTAACAATGACCATGAACGCATGTATATACCGTGGTCATTACAAGATGCTAAGGAAAAGATGTTCAAATTATTGATCGATCCACATGCTAACATGGGCAAGATCAGTGACTACACAGATAGAACTATTGATCGTATCTGTGATGTGTTAGAAGGTAATGGAGATCAATATCTCAGGATGGATAGCGATTATCGCAGACATACCAGAGAAAACAAATACTAATCAAGGAGAATAGAATGGCAAAAGCAAAAGTAGCGGTAAAGAAGATCAGCGACAAGTTGATCAAAGTCAATGAGAACTTCACTGTCAATATGTATGACAATGGATTCATGATCGATATCGGTGGCCGTGATGATGACAACGAATGGAAGACTGCCAAGATCATGGTGTCTAGCGTAGAGGAACTGTTAGCACTGGTGCGTGAAGCCGTTGAGATGGAA